CAATATCAGTTTTTAACTGATTAACGTGAGATGCTGTTACTAAATCATTTACAGCAACTTGATTACTTGCTGTAGTTTCGCCATAACCTTCAGTGCCGGCTCCAACCGCCAAGATGCTTTCGGCTCTTGCTTGTAGAGCGTTGTATCTAGTTGCAGTAATAATATCACCGACGGCCATCTATATCTCCTTGTTACTTTTAATTATCTTAAAGATTGTTTGTAGCCGCAAATGCTGGTGCAGGAGTATCAACATATGATCCGCTTGCTCTAACAAAGCCTATTTTTGCTTCTAGTAATCCTAAGACAGGTTCGTCAATTTTGTATCCGCCTGGATTATGATCATAAAATTGATATTTTACTTGTATGCTAGAACTATTACTTGCTTTAGCAAAAAGAATATAATTGTTATTACCGTAAACTCCGGTTGCAGATTTTCTATATATCTCTTGATATGAAGTTGTTAAATCATAATTACCAATACTTTGAACTACACCTGTGCCTGTAGTTGTAGTCGAATCATGGTCTATACTAATAGTTCCAGCATTGCTAAGAATTGAAGACCAGTCTTGGCTTTTTGCTACACTGTCTCCTGATACTGGAGTTCCGCTTAGAGAACTAATAAATGTAAGAGACCCTCCTGCATTAAAAAAGTGTCTACGTGCATCGCTACTAGTAAAAGAAACATTAAATTCACATTCGATCGGAGCAGTCCATTGATTCCTACGTTGAATAGTTTTAGCATTGTTAAGTGTACTACTTTGTGCGGCCGCTAATCTAAATCTATTACTTGCTGTTTCAATAATACTAATGAAATCTTCGTAGTCTTTGAATCCTTCTTTAGTATCTCCACCGCTAGTATCTTCTGCTACTATGTCACCAACTTCTACTTCAGCAATGGAATTTGGTACTGATGCTGTTTGGTGTATATAAATTTTGTTTAGGTCAGTATATAAAGCATTAACGTGTGCAGAGTTAATTGTAATATTACTTGAAACTTGAGAACTAGTTGTTGTTTGACCATAGCCTTCGTTTCCAGATCCGTTACCAAGGATTGCACTTACTCTACCTTGTGCGTTATTATATCTTGCGGCTGTGATTAAATCGTTAACGGCCATGCTTGCTTACTTCCTTTATATACGTGTTTTAATATTTATACCTTTAAAACACACTCTATCAATTTTTCTTCATCGGAAGTACTTGATTCTAAAGCAATTCCAACTAATCCTGTACTTGCAATAGTCGAAGCAACACCTTCTTGCCATGCATAAACTGCTTGACCTTTTGATACTGGTCCTTTTACTCTTACTGGAACACGCCCTTTAAGACCAACTGCTTGACCTTCTGCTGTACTATTCATTAAGTATGCTGGTTCTGCTGATATAACTCCTATTGCATGATGACTTACACTGGCTGGCTTAACTTCTGCTTCTCCGCCTACTGCCATTACTGTACCAACTGGCCATTCTTCTGTAGTTGCATACACTTCTGCTAAGTCAGCGTATTGTGCTTGAGTTGCTGTTCCTCTAAAGAAGTTAGCATGTAAATCGCCTGCACTATCACGTAATGCTGTTGTACTTGCAATAGCACTTGTATCGCCTGCATAATCTGCACTATTAAATCTAATTGCACTTGCACTAGATGCATTACCTTGAAAATTATCTGCCCAAACATTTGACCATTTAGCAATACTTGTACCTAATGTATATGTACTAGTTGATCCTGGGTTCATACCTGTTGCTGTAACATTAACACTGTTAGTTTGCACACTGTTTGCATTACTTGTTTTAAATCTAATAATATTATTTGTACCAACTTCGTTAGCAATAACACCTTGGTTACCATTTTCAATATAGATATGTAAATCGTTTTGATCACCTATTGTAACACCTGCATCTGGAAATCTAACAATATCACTAAATGAAGTTGCTGACCCTGGTGAACTTTGTACAAATTGACTTGGAAGTAGTCCGCCAAATCTTAATGCATTACTTGATGTACCCCAATAATAATGATCTGTTGATGTAACACCATTTGTTGCATCTATAGTATTGATCATTGTTGTACCTTTTTTGATAACATCAAAACCTGTAATTGCATTTTCAGGATCTGTTGAATCAATAGTAAACTCTTGACCGCTAGTTATAAAAATAATTTCGTCTTCGATTGTTGCGGCAATTACACTATGATTAACATTAGATGTATCACGTACTGTTTTACTTTGCATTTGTGTAAGGCCTGTACCTGCACCTTGTGGACCAACTAGAACAAATGAAGTTCCATTATATGTGTATAACTGACTGTTACCTGAATCCCACCAAAAGTCACCTGCTGTTAAACCTGCTGGCTGTGTGGTTGAAACTTCTGCACCGCCTGTAGTTTTAAACTTAGTACCATCGTAGAATTTAATTTTACCATTTGTTGAATCATGCCATATTTGTCCACTAACTGGTTTTGGTGGCTGTGATGTCCCACTAAATGATTCTAACAAAAACAAAAAGTTTTCGTTTTGTATTTCGCCGTATCCAGCGTAGTTTTTTCCAACAAACGTTAAGTCTGTTGTAACATCAACGGTACCATCCTGCACTACTACTAGTGTTGCGCCGCTGTATTTGTTAATCGTATAAGCCATGTTTCAACCCTTTAATTATAACTATATTTATCTTACACACTAGATACTAAGTTTTGACTAAATGTCCAACTTCCACCTGATGTGACATATTCTTTCAACGCTCTAGTTACACTAACTGTAACTGTACCTGTTGCCGCTGTAAATCCAATATCTTGCAATACTGATTCGTTTTGTACTCCAGCGGCATCAACCGCTATGAATGATTTAGTTGCTACTGCCGCAACATCAATACCTGTAACACTTGCACCACCTAATGTAGTACAGTGAATACGTGCAGTTGTACCGTTTGCAACACTGCCTGCTGGAACTAAGTCATTTAGAACTAGTCCAATCTGCGTATCATTTAAACTAGTAACATCCATACTAAATGAAATTGCAGATCCTGCAATTTGTTCATCTACATATACTTTACTTGCCGCGTCTGTGTCTTGTGTAGGTTGTGCTATTCCAGCAATCTTACTATTTGAAAAATTAACATCACCGCCTGCTGACACTGTTAATCCACTTGTACCTGTAATAGTACTACCATTTAAATTAATATTATCTACATCTAAAGATGTTAATGTGCCTACATTTGTAAGACTTGAATTTACGATGCCGCTTCCAAGTGTATTATTTGTAAGTACTGTTGTTCCTGCAACTTTATATTCGTTGCCTGTGGTTACATTGATATTTTCTGTAGTTGTCCAACTATTTGTTGCTTGTATCCAAGTCCATTTTTTATCTGCGCCTGTTACCCTTACAACTATACCAGCATCATCAACACTTGCATCATTTAATAGAGTACTATCGTTTGTAATAGCAAGTTCAATTTGCTTATCTTCAACCCTTAGTGTACTAACATCAATACTTGCACTAGAGCCTTCAACTAATAAGTTTCCTGTTACACGGATATCTCCTGCAACATCTAAAGTATACTCTGGTGTATTATCAAAGATACCAACACGCTTATTTGCCGCATCAATGAATACTGCATCTACTTGTTGTGATCCTGCCGCTGTACTAGTAACCTTAATACTATAGTTTTCATCTAACTGCTGATTAGCAGTAACAAACGAATTACCAATTATACTTAACACTTGGTTAGCATTTGGTCCAATAGTAACACCTGCTGAGTTACTAACAGTTAGTGAACCTGTAACAACGTTATCTGTAGTTGTACTAACAAAGTTATCTGCACCAACTTTTGTTCCGTCTGCTTTAATTAATGCTTTAGCGGCATCTGCTGTACCTTCAAAAAGAAAGTTTGTTTTATCAATTACATTGATACCTTTTTTGATATTACCTGTAATACCATCGATTTCATATCCTACTGCTGGAGTAAATTCTACATTACTAATTACTGCGGCTCTTTCTGTTGAGCCGTTTGTGCCGTTACCTAAATACAAACTAGCAAGTGTTCTACTTCTGTCTTGAGTATCTAATATACTTTCAATTCTAAATCCTGTTTCGCCCTGCCCTGCTTTGTAGGCTGGACCTGCTAATGTTAAATCTGTACCATCATAAAAGTAAAGTTGGTTATTTACATTGTCCATCCACAAGTCGCCTGCAACCATTGTTGGTTGGGTTTTCTGTACAAACGGTCCACCTACTGCTTTAAATTGTGAACCTTCATAAACTTTTAAACGTGCTTCGCCAGTATCCCACCAAAGTTGTCCAGCAATTGGATTGGTTGGTGAATTAGTGTTACTAAAATTTTCAAGTAATTTAACAAAATTTTCGTTAAATGCTTCGCCGTATCCGGAATAGTTTCTGCCAACTAATGTTAATGATGTACTGTTAGTATCAACTGTACCGTCAATTAAATCTACTAGTAATGCACCATTTGTTTTGTTTATTTTATATGCCATTAAACTTTCCCTGTGTAAATTATGTAATTTAAGGACATAAACGGTGACAGTGTTTCCATTGCCTGTCCGGTTGTTCCTGCAACACCACCACTTGTTGTTACAGCCTGCCCTGCATTTTGTCCTGTTGGTGCATCAAATGTAATTGATGTTGCAGGACTGTTTGCACCCTTTGCCGCATCTAGTATTGCATAGAACTGTGTTCCTTCAACAACTAAATCGTGTTCGTGATCTGGTAAGTTAGTATTTTGGATTGTAACTGTTTCTTGACCACCACTATTACCAAGTTCACTACCTTGTAATCCTGTAATTCTACCTGCACCTGTTCCGCCCATATCATCTAGGCCCATAACAGTTCTACCACGCATATCTGGTAGTGCAAATCTTGCTACACCGTTATCACTTAATAGTCCTGATTGTTTGTATGTAAATCCGATTACATCATATAGTTCTGGATAGTCTGCTTGTAATACTTCTTGTCCGTAACACAGTAACCAAAACGTTGGCGCAGTTGTACCTGCATAAGGCATCATTACACCTGGTGGGTTAACTGGTACTGTGGATAATAAATCTCTTCTACTAATTCTATAAAGTCCAACTTGTCCTTGTACTCTGTTTAATAAAAATTCGTCACTAGCATCAGCATTACCAGTATATGTTTTATTACTAATAAAACTGTTTGCTACAGTTGTTTGGAATGTTTTTGTAGTACCGCCTGCTTGTCCATCAAATGTAATAGTTGGCGCACTAACTTCGCCTGCTAGTGTAAAGTTTGTAGAACTAGAAAGTTTATCTGCACTACCTGCTCTACCACTAACTTGTCCAGTAACGTTACCAGTTAAGTTTCCCACAAAGGTTGTTGCATATATTCCTGTATATTTGTTTGCTAATGATCCAATATTTCTTGTATTAGTTACGTCAGGGATAATATCCCTAGTTTCTGTATCACCTTGCACGTTAATTGTGCCGCCAATGTTTACATCTCCTGCAACACCTGCACCACCTTTTACAATTAAACTACCTGTACCAAAGTTTGTACTTGCAGTAGTTCCATCAATCGTAATACCTTGACTTACTTTAATATTACCTGTAACATCTAATGCTTCACTTGGTGCTGTATTATTGATACCAATGTTTGTTGTTGAGTCAACACGCATAACTGTTTTAGTAGTACCTTGGTCATTAACACGTATATCTAAACTCGCACCACTTGTGTTATGACTGATAACTCCAATTTGTCCTTCAACACCTAGTGTAACTTGGTTTCCACTACCAAGTATAATACCATCATCAGTGTTTACTTTTAATTGATTTGTTGTTGTACTTACAACATCACCGCGTAAAAAGTTTGCCGCCGCAATTTTTTCTCCGGCAACAACTAAGTTTTCTGCTTGTTCTGCGGGTCCGTAAAATCTTGCCGCGCCAGCACCTGTGATATCTGCTGTACTTAAATTAATTCCTGGATTAATTTGTCCAAAGCCATTAATTTCTGCTCTTGGCGTAAATGTATTTGTACTAATAATTGCAACTGGCTTAGCATCAATTTCAATTTGTAGACTTGTGTATTCTATATTGTCTTGTGCAAGTATAGTAACTGGACTAACACCAGTACTTAACCCTCCAGCATACTCAGGACCAATAAGTGTCCAACCTGAACCTGTATACAAATATAATTGTTGATTATCAGTATCAACCCAAAGGTCACCTGTTAAACTATTTGATGCACCTGGTTCACTAGTAGCCTTTTTTAATCCGCCACTTGCTACCCAATTTGTTCCGTCATAAACTTTTAATTGTTCATTGCCGGCAGTACTATCGTACCATAATTGTCCTTCAACTGGATTTGATGGTGATGTTATATTTGCAAAATTTTCTAATAATTTTAAAAAGTTTTGATTAAATTCAACACCGTAACTTGTAGTGTTACGACCAACAAAACTTAAACTTGTTGATTGATTTATATCATTATCTTCAACGGTAACGCTACCTTTGTTTGTTACGTCAGTAAAATTAATTGTATAAGGCATTTATTATACTCCTGACAAACTTTGTACACGTACTGTGTAATCAATTTGAACTAATCTGTTTAAACTTTTTTGTACAGGATGAAAAATAACATGTGTAATTAATCTGCCTGCGCCTGCTGGGCTATAACTTTTAAGACCTAATTCATCAAACACATAAAGGTTAGTAGTATCTGTAGCAGTATCAAATGCATCTTGTCCTTCTGGTTCTCCGTAGTCTAATAAACAAGTTACAACAATATCTGTGTAATTTGTTCCACTAACATGACGTGTTTCAATTTTGTTTCTTACAGGATCAGTATTACTTGTACTCCTATCATCTACTACTTTAGTAAATGTTTGGTTATACAAACTTGCATTTGTTCCTGTTGAGTTTGGTGTTAAGTATGTGATAATACCTGTTGGGTCTACACTAGTACCTCCATTACCAAAACTCATTTCATATATTGTACCCTGACCTTGGTTTGCAAGGCTTTCTGCAAGAGCAATACTCATATTTTCATAGTGAATAGCATTACGCTTATCAACATACACTTCACCCGTTTTAGGATCATGTATTTTGATATGTCCTTTTACTACTACTCCGCTTTTATCATTTAATTTGTCTGTCATGTTTTTCTCTCACTGCTACTGTATTTATTTAGGTAACTCCGTCGTTCTTGCCTTAAGAAACTGTGCAATGTCATTTTCTTCATCTGCTAGGCTTACGCCTGCTTTTGTCCATGTTTGACCCACACGTCTAATTACCGTAACCTTCTGATCTGCTTCAGGGGTTTCTGTTAATTCCAGTGTACTTCCACTTAATGTAAAATCTACTGGTAATGTAACGTCACCTTCAGCACTATCTTGTGCAATAAATCTAGTTACAAAGTTTCCACTTGTATCTTTAGTGTCTACTTGATAACTACTTATCGCATTTTTGCGAAGTCTGTTTCCAGCAACAAATACTTCAAATTCATTTATTCCTTGTGTAGGAGTAAAATCTAATTCATATGATGCTGTAGTACCGTCTGCTGTAAACACTTGTGTGAGTGTTTGATCAATATACGGAACATTTTCTCCCGGACTTTGATCTCTTACCTCAGTTCCCGAAGCAATTAATGCGTTTACACCAGTACCTAAAGTACCTCTACGTAGTTGACGTAAACTATTTCCTTGCTTCACGTAGTACTCAATTCTTTCACCGTTTATAAACACAACACCCGGTATTTGCTTCTTTTTGCCAGGTTCTGGTAAATTAGAAGCATCTACTAGTTCAATTCTAGTATCCCACCAATTAAGGTCTTGTGCTAATTTATACTTATTCGCATTGTCCAACCTCTTGTAGTGAACGCGGTTCAGTATGTCTTTAAATTGTCTATAACCAAAGCGATGTGTTAACTGCTCTTCTCCAAATTGTATATACTCAACTTTATCATTTGTATTAAGTTGTTGAATAATTTTCACATACATTTGGTCTTCAGTTACATAATAATCAACATTTGGTGCAAGTTTTGTACCATTTAGTATGACCCAAACATATTCTGAATCTTGTGCTTTGTGTCTTAATTTTACAAGTCCGTTACTGAAAGTAATATACTCTTTATAATTAGTTGTACCTGGAACTAATGGAACACGACTTACTAAGTTATACTTAATACGTTCAAATCCTTGAACGTCATGATTACTAAATGATGTAATTGTAACTGTCTGGCCTAATGCAGGTGCTGTATCAAAGTAAATTTTACTTCTATCTTGTAAAAATTTAGTACTACTGTCTGCACCAACACCAATATACCCAAATGCATATTGTCCGTCGATACTAAAGAATACATCTAATTTGTCACCTACTGCTCCAATGCCTGCTGAAAGTTTAACACTGTTATTTGCACTGTCCCATCTATATTGAATATTCTTAACAAGTAATTCGTCGTTGAGATAAACTTCAATATCTTCGCCTCTGACGCTATTACTAAAGAACTGCCATTCTTGTATTTGATATTCCCTAGTTGCCGCGTCTGTAATTGTAAAGTCTACATTGTATCCTGCATCAAGTATTGAACTGCCAACTTGTACAATAGCATTTTGTGCAGTTGGCAATCCGCCAACTAATGCTGGATTTACATCAAATATTGTAGTTGATCCGTCACCTACTAGTGTTTGTACATTTGTTGCACTAAAGTTTGTAGCAGTTGTATAGAACAATCCATAATGAATTTCATTACCTGCTTGCGGCGCTGTTCCAAATGTAATAACAAAATTACCATTTGGTCCTTCGGATAAAGTTGAAGGGTTAACAACACCATCTAAATAAACATAATGACTTACACCTTCTTGATATTGTATGTTAGTTGTATATGTATTTGTACTTCCATCTGCTGTAAAGTGATTGATATCAAGTATTCTTTGTCCATTAATACCAAGGGTAACAATACTTAAAACTTTTCCTGCTGTTGGAGGTGTTGTAAATGTAATTGTATCAGTTACATAATTTATTGTATAATCTGTTGTCTGTACATTATCTAATGTTACAAATACTCCTTCATTATTAAACGGATGAATTCCGGTTGCAAAAGTTTGCTCTATACCATCTGTTGTAAAGAATTGTGTCTGTATATTACTTGTTCCGGCGTCTGGTCTATGGAAAACTTTAATATCAACTGTATCACTAATTTTACCTGGAACTAATTCTTCAGGTCCAGTTGTTGTCATTGGAGTAATAAATCCATCACCATCTACAATAATTTCACTTGCATCAATACCTTTTGCATTACTATAACTTAATGCTCCACCTGTTAATTGTGTATCATAACTTGCAGGATCTGGTTTGAAAGAACCATCGCTTGTACTTTTTCTAATTACAAAGATATCGTCATCTTTAGATGTTATTCCAAAGTTTTGAACATTAAGACTTGTTTGCAACCCATCGCCTATAATACTTGTCATTACTGCATTAGGATTTGTTGGTGTGTTTGGATAATTTGCATCATCAAGCCTTACGTTATTTTTATATACATTGTATACAACACCTGTTTCTAATGGTTGTTCCCAAGTTAATTCTGCTGTTGATCCATCTAAGTAAAAAATAATATCTTCAAAAGTTGTATCGTAAATATCATATGGTTCAACTCCAAAGCCTTTTGTCTCAAAGCCGCCTGCGCCGGCAAAATCAAAACTCTTAACTTCAACGCCGCCAAAATCAACGCCCATCATAAGTTGTGATATGTCTTTACCAATCATACCATCAATTGGTTTGTAATAATTCTGAACTCTATCTTGTGCTGTCAATAAGTCAGGTGCAAGTTCATATTGAACTATCAGCCCTATACTTAACTTAGGAGGTACTTCGAATATTATTCTACCACGTTTTCTAGTATAACTTTTTGTAGTATCTTCAAAATTTGAAATTGTATATTCACTTTTTAATAACTCTACACCACTAATAAATATTTTTACTTTTGCACCATTTAAATTCATTGGCCATTTTAAGTTATATACAGAAGTTGCATTGTCACCAGTAAATGTTTCTTGTCTAGCAACTTCTAAATAATAAGGATTTCCACTTATTCTATCAAATCTAGATATAATATGTGTTCCTCTTACTTTACCGTTACCTAATACTGCTCTTGCAGTTGCTACGGTGCCGCCTTCTTCAACACTTCCATTTAACACAATATCCGGAGCACTAATATACCCGTTACCTGAATTAGTAACTTCAATTTTAGAGACTTTATTACCATTTAGGTAGGCTTTTGCTGTTGCGCCTGTGCCGCCTCCGCCTTCAACAGTAACAATCGGAGGTAATGTATAGTTTAATCCTTCATTGCTTACTACAATTTCTTTAATTTCATACCCAGTATTCTCTAACCAATGCTTATCTGGATAAGAACTAGTACTGTTAGGTACACTTGTAATTAAATTATTAGAAACTTTTGCTGTACTACTTGTAATTTTTGATTTACTAAAATTATATCTCGGCGGTAAGTCAAAATCTGTTACAACACTATTAGTAGGATCTGTTTTTTCATAATTAGATACATATTCTCTAATTTTTGTTTTAAATGGTTTAACTTCGTTTATATAATCTTGGTAATTTTCAATGCTATCATTTTTAAATGTAACCTTTTGTGCAAGATCACCAACATTGTGTTGTGCTTTAATAAATGATGTTTTAAATGCCCAATCAATATTTGGTTGTTCACTAAATGCATAACGTATACTTGCTATAAACAATTCGTTATAATGTGTTTCTAAGTCATCAATTAAAATATGATCACGGAGTGTTTCTAAAACTACTCTAGATTCAGTTACGGGCTGACTATCATAAAATACTGTATCAAATGTATCAACATCAAATCCTGTTTTGTTAATTTGTGTATTATACAATTTGTTACTGAATTGAATAGTTGCATCTTGTTTACCAATTACTTTATAATTTTGTGTATAATCTTCTGTAGGATTGTTTGCAATTTTTTCTAAAAGTAACCACCCTCCAGAGCCAACACTAGAAATCTTTACAGTATTACCAATATCGTTTTCAATTGCTGTAAGTTGGTAACTAAAATCAATTAAACTATCAATTTCAGTAAATTCGTTATATCCTGTTGCATACCAATCAGAATAACTCCAGTATAAGTTAGTATCAAATCGCTGACTTACTGTTCTATTCCATGTTGTTCCGTTATAGTTATATAAAGACCACTTATTAGCAACATTTATATCACTTGAAACAAGTATACTAAAGTTTCTTGGAGTAAGCACTGTATTTTCATCGTATCCTTGTCCTGGATCAACAATGTTAACTGTAGTAACTTGTCCTAATTCATTAATTTCAGTTTCTAAAACGGCACCTCTACCAATGCCAGATACAGTTACTTTTGGCCCTAAACGTGTTCCGCCTACTGTTGAAACATATGTCGGATCAATATAACCTCTTCCAGAATTTGTAATTTCAACACTTGTAATTTTACCATCGACTATTGTAGGAGTTAACACTGCTGTAATTCTTTTAGCAACACCAACAAACGCAAGATCTTCAAATGTATCAATTTTTATATCATAATCACGTGAACTTGCAAATGGTGCAGGATCACTCTTAGTTAAATCACTAATATCAAACTCATCAACAATAATATTTTTTATTAGAACGTCATTTACTCTTTCAATTAGTTGCTTAAATGCTTCTGACTTATTAATAAACATCGATTGTCTTGGATTATTACTAATTCCGTATTTTGCTTTTGCACTTAATTTAGGATCTGGAACTAATCTAAATTGTGTGTCGTAACCAATTATACTATCAAACCATTTTAATTCAATATCTCTGTTAGGTCTACTTGATCCAATACCTTGTGTTAACATTTGATACTGATTGTGAATATTTTGAGTGTCATTGTCAAGAGTAAAGTAACGTAAATTAAATGCGACATCTTCGCCACTCATTAATCCTTCACAATTAAACAACACATATCTGTCTTTACCCATTAAACCAACAAATCTATATCCTTGTCCAACAGGATCTTGAATTAATCTTGTAACATCGTATGAAGTAATACGTCTACCTGTAACATTAGGTACCACACGTTTGTTTGCTACCCAATAATAGTAACGTGGCTTACTAGTTTTAGAAATTGGATCCCATACTAAACGCTGTGAATATACAAAGTCACCGTATTTAGATGTACCACTTACTCCAGAAGCAATTCCTTGTTCTGTATCTGCTAAATTATCCCATTCGCTAGGTATTAGATCGCTCTCAACCCATTCGTATACTTGTACGCTTGTACCCGGGAATACTTCTCCCCAATAATTTGTTTGGTATGTAATACTATTTTGTTGGTAGTTATAAAATTTAACTGCACTTAAATCCCACCATAGTTCGCCAACATGTTCTCTGCCCCAAGCATTAGTTTCGTCTATAATAACAGTGTCATTACCAATACTAAAAGCCGCTGGATCATAATAAGTTTTATAAGATAATTCTTGTTCTGCTATTCCTGCAATTTTTCCTTGTACTGGATCAATGAAATCTAAATCTTCAATAAGAGTGTTAGTTTTGATGTTATATAAAAATGCACCTTTAATCTTATTAATATCTACTTGATCAATTGGACTTCTATGTGTGTTCCATGATTTAGCACCAATAGGTTTTCTAAAGTCAATAATCATACCTTGGAAGGTATTAAGGTCAGTAACTTCTGGAATTGCTGAGTAAACATGATTACTGTTCATAACAATATTTTTACCAAAATTGACTGCTAATGGTTCGTCAATAATAAATTCTTGAGCAAATAGTAACGACTGATTAATTCTTTCGTACATAAAGATAACACCACTGTCCATATTTGATGATTTGAAAGTTGTAAATTCATCATCAAACACTGTTGTAAGATTATCAAATGTTGTTGGCGATTCAATATCGCCGTTAAGACTAGTAACACATAATGCATTTCCATCAAAGTTTAAGTAAGCACCAAAATGTTCTGCCTGTTCGCCATTTGGACTAAACACTTCTTGAGTTAGTGTAAACTGACCATTAACTAAAGTATAAACATAAACTTTACCTTGGTCTTTTTTCTTATCATCATTATAAGGTTCCCCAATAGCAATCATTTCACCGTCACTACTTACACTAATACTATCACCAAATCCAGTATATGATCCTGTTGATAAGTCTTCATACGGTGGTTTAATAGTTTGAGATACTGTCATTTGTCCTTGTGGCAATCGTCTATAAACTACTATGATACGTTCGCCTGAACTATCATTGCCTTGTATCCTTGAACTTACAACTAATACATCACCATCTTTATCTTGATCAAACTTTCTTGCAAAATCTCTTATACCAAACTCTGGATCAAAAACTTCTTCACCAATAATTCTATTTGTTCCAACTGTTGGTATAAATCCAACATGCGCTGTACCGTCAGTTACTAATTCCCAATCAAGTGGTACAAACGATAGACCGCTTGCAATATTTCTTAGTGCTTTATAAAGTTTATCTTGATATTCTACAATCTCTCCTTGTTTATAAAATACTGTTGTATGGAACGTACCTCTATAATTTGGATCTATATCAAGTTGCCAGTCGTAACTTTCTATTGTTCCATTTACAGTTGCAGAGCCATGTTTAACAAAATGTATACTGCCTGCGTTAGTTTGTGTACCAGCACCTTTTGATGCAACACTTAATCTATATAAACCATTTTCTTGTGTAAACTGTACTTCGTCACCTAGTTTAGCATGTGCTTTTCTTTCAGGAATAGTATAATGAGATGCTACTTTAAATTGAATTTTACTATCTAAGTCATATACACTGAACAATCCTTCTTGTACAAGTCCACTTGCTTGTGTACCATTACTATTAGATACAGGAATGTTGGTAACTAACTGCCAATCTCTGTTATTCGATGCTGGAATATTAGCCTCTCTTGGAATACCTGATAGTGTAGTTTTGTTATAGAACCAATATTCAAAATCACTTAGTTCACTAGTTGTGGCATCTGCAAAGTTACTTGATTCTTCTATAACAATAATTTTACCTAAACGAGCGCCTGCTAATGATACTGCATCAATTCTAGCAAAATTACGCTTAACTGCTCCCCTTACACGGAATATATCTGCTGATTCGTTGTAATCTCCGCCTTTGCTCCATGCTCCTGTAACATTTTTAACATAAATTCTTACAGTATTAAATTGTCTTTTGTAAAAAGTAATTTCAGCAGTAGCACCTGTAACTGTATCTTCTACAATGTCACCTACAATAGGTTCAAACGGTAAAAAGTTTACTTGATCAAATTCATCAAAAGTTAGATCAAGATACCCATCCCATAGATCATATACTGTATGCTGTTTATTAAATAGTGCGGCATTCATTACTGTATCAGTAAAATTAGTATTTCCGCTTACACTGTCAACTTGCATATAAAAAGTATCACCATTTGACAACGTATCAGTAAATACTTTACCACCTCTAACTGTCCATAACGGACTTTGCTGTAATGCAAACACTTCTCCTGGATCACCTTCATATGTAAGTGTTTGTGCGAATGATGCTTGGTCATTCAAACTTAATGGTAAGTTTGCTGATAAGCCGTCTGCAATGGCTTCTTGTCTAGTGTCAGTAATATTGTAATAGAAATTCGGAGTACTTCTGCCACTTGTTGTTGTAAGTAAATCTTGATAAACTAGGCCGTGTCCTGGATCAACAAATACATTTGAACTATCAGCACTAGTTGTATATTGTGGTGTAGTAATATACCAATATCCACCTAAGTTGCTTGTAAGACTTACATAATCTTCAGTATAATCTCCAATACGTATTGTTCCAACAAATACACTGCCAGTTGATGCAAACGTTCCATTTACATTTGACAAGTAAACTGTACAAGTTGTTAAATTGCTTGCTACATAAACTACTTCGCCACTAGCAATACTACTTGAAAGAGTGTCGCCTACTGCTGGTAAGTTAACATAGTTTTCAATAACTAGAACATTGTCTACTTTGTATTCAATATTGTGTGTACCTGTAATAAATGTATCAGTAATTGCAGGGAATTCTCCATCAAACGGTTGCACGTCTGCTGTACTACCTTGAATACTTAACTTACTATAATTGTTCCATTTTAAAACAATATCATCACCTGCAGTACTTCCTTCGTATGCATCAATAGGTGCTCTTACAAGTATATGATTAACTAAACTGTCATTGATTTTATAATCGCCTGCTTGTAATAAATTAATTAATGTACTATCACTATCTGGAACTATATTCAAATATGAATCAAAACTATCAAACTGGATTGCGCCTGTAGCAGGATCAATATTTTGAATTGCTTTATATAAATTTGGTCCGTACTTTACAATTTGACTTTTTGTATATGGTGTGCCTTGTTGGAATTCACCTTTATAAAAACTAAATGTATTTGATGCTTGAGGTGATCCAACTACAAGATACTGTCCATCTGGGCTAAGTGCAACACTTTCTCCAAAATTCATTGATGTTGTTGGCGTACTGCCATCGTAAGAATCAGCAACATCTGTAGGTGCTTCAATAATTTGATCTAGCACAAAATTAGTATTGTCACTTGGTCTTGTATAAACGTGTACTTCGCCATTGCCTTTAAATGGTATACCCACTGCCATTTTAGTATTATTTTGATTTACACTAATTGAATGTCCAAATCCGTGCTGTGTACTATCAAGTTGTAAAGAACTTTGGACTTTTTGATGTTCTTTATATACTGGCGTATTTTTAAGAACTGTCCATTTACTATTATCGTCGTCATCTATCCAAACAAGTTCATTAGAACTTAAATTAGCAGTAATGTTTTTATTTGCGGCATTTATTGTTGCTGTGCGTTGACTTGTAAAAATTGTTACTGTGCCACTAATTTCGATTGTTTCGTCAATTTCTAACCAATCTTGTTTTTCGGTTTCAAAAGTTACTTTGTTACCTTTTACATCAGTTGCTTTATAAAATCCATCAAGAGCAGTTAGAGACGCTGTATTTGCGTTTGTGATGCCAAATATATCGCCTACAGCAATCTGTCTAGCAGTAAAGTTTAAAGTAAGTGTAATTGTATTACCAACAGGGCTTACTTCTTTTATTCTTAAATTAGTTTCAGTATGTTGTAAAACATTCCATGTTTGATTATCTGAAGCCACCCAGATATAATCATCTTTATTCACGTCACTTATATTAAAATCTATAATTCCGTCTTTTGTTAATACTGCTCTACTAACATCTTCACCTGTGACATATCCTACAGTTTTAGCATATTCGTCGTTAGTATATTTGGTAGGAATTTTATTTGTGTCATAATTGTTAGGCTTTAAAAACACATCATAATTTGGAATTCTATATATTAAATCTGTTGATGCTGGTACAGTTTCTACCAATTCAATTGGTTGAGGAGATAATTTAAATTTAGACTCGTCTAACTGCCATTCAATTTCTTCAAAATTAGTAGTAGCACCATATTGACTATTCTTTACTGCCCATTCTTCATAAAAATCAACGGACTCTTTATCAGCACTTGCTAACGCATCAAATAATTTGTCAATACTATTTCTAGTACCTTTATCTTGAATGAAACCTTGATAGAATTTATATTGACTTACATCATCATTAATAATGTTTTCTAAATACTGGCGTTTTTGATAACCTATTAAATGCTGTGCTAAACGCTGTTGTTCGTTATCAAAATTATCACTATCAAGATCATAAAAGTCAGTAAACTGATTAATTCTATAATCAAAGTTTGTAAGAAGTTTTGTTTCAGGACGACCGTCTAATCTGTTCCATTCGTCTGCTTTGAATTTTGAATCGCCTGCAATTTTATTTTTTGCTGAATAAAAGAATTCTTTGTAACGAACTGTATCGCCAATTGCATAATCTTTAAAGGATTGCCATTCTGTAACTTCTGCTTGATCAAATACAAACCCTGGAATATTTAAACTTCCATCCCATTTAGCAGTTCTGTATCCTAAAACCTTAACACGGTCTTGTCTGTATCCTGATGCAGGTGAATAAATTACATCTTTAAAGTCTGACGTATTATCAAGCAAAGCAACGTGTTCTATTTGAACTAAAGGTAATTGAATATAATAGATGCCTTCAGCAGTATTAGAAAGATTAACAGCAAACGTGTTGCCGTCTCTTGTAAGTCTTGTAAATGTCTGTTCTAGTGCAGTACCGTTGCTTACTTGCATTGAATAATCGTAAAAATTATCTAATAAATTATCAACTACTGCAAATTTTCTAGTAAATTCAATTTGGTTGGCGCTTGGACTTAGAGCAATAATTGTTCCTGCCGCCCAGTTTTGAGTAGTCCAAAATAAGAATTCCTTTGCACTGTATTTCCAGTCTTCAACAACACCTGTTTCTGTATTAAAGTAGTTGAATTCAAATCCTGCTGTTTGTAAATACTGTGCATAACCTAACAAGAAGTCTACTACATCTTGAACATCGTCGTATATTGTACCATACGGAACTTCGGTTATTTTATTACTGAAATCTTTTCTAAATAATGCTGTAGCACCGCCACGCATTGGTAAGTCGCTTAGTTTTACAAATTTTGTAGGATCAAAATTTTCAGTTGATGTGTGCTCAACTATAACTCTATAAAATACATTTGTATGTCTAACAAATTTATCTACAGTATATTGTTTATTGCTATCCCATTCTACAAACGATTCACTAACTCCACCAACATTAACTGCGGGATCATTTGATTTTTTTCTAACTGTTTGTATTTTGAATATTGGATTTGCACGATCATAACCTTTTATTACATATCCAAAAGATTGCTTTTCTACAATCACTCCACTGTACGAAACTGTATCAATTGGTGAACTTTTATTTAAAAATATCTGATAATTTTCTTTGGGTAAAAATACATTACCTTGATTAAAAGGAGTTCTACTATCTAAAACAAATTTTAGTTTTTCCTGATCAGTAAACCCACCTAGTTTAACCCCTAGTTGATATTTTAAACTTTTTACTTGTTCTTTATAATTACTAGTTGAGATTGCACTGTTGCCTAATGTATAGTTTATAATATAGTCTACTAATCCACTTGTAAAGACTCTTTTAGTATCTCCATATGTATTACTAAAGACTAAACTTGCTAAAGATATTGAACGATTGTTTTCATTATATACATATTGGCCTGCTAAATTTTTACTAATTCGTGATGTATCCCATGCTAGAGACATATATTTTGCGGGCTGATTTAGTAACTGTGATTTAACAAGACTAAAAGCATAATCACTACTAGTTCTCCAAGCATTTTCTGTAGGAGCATGATCTCCAAACTTAAATCCCAACTTAGTATATGATGAAATATATTCTTTTGCAAACTTAGACTGTAATGGACTTAATAAATTACCATCTTCATCAACCGGGATATGATTTAGTAACCCTGGTCTTTTATACTTGTCCAAATATTTTACAGGTTGATTAGGCTCTGCTAATTTACCTTCTTGTAAATCTTCCCAAAGAATTAAATTATTTGATGTGTAAGGAGCCGCGCCGTACTGCGTGTCCCACCATTTAGGTTTTGTAGTTAAGCCTAACATTTCCCACGGTGATGTATGCGGAGAATCAGTATCATATGCATGTCTATATATTGAACGCCAGAAGCCTGTTAATGCTTCGCCGGCTGGACCAGACATATAAGAATAGTTATAAGTGAAACTATCAGTTAATTCATAGAATGTATTTGATGTATAATCTAACCCGCCTAAACTTTCGCTCCACTTAACAAAGTCACTTAGTAAAACATGATTAATATTGTTTAGATCAAATTTAGTGTTTCTATACTTTCCTGGAATAAAATCATGTATGTCAATTTTAGTAGTATCATATACACTTTTAATATTATTATATATTCTACGTTCAAGATCTAAAATTAAATTATCTCGATAATCATTAAATGCAATAGTTTTACTTCCGTCATGACCTCTTATAATATTTGTAGGAGTTCTGTAAGTATTATCTTCATAAATTTCTGGAACGTAAGAAGGATATAATCCTAATTTACTAGGTGTACTTGGTATGTAACATCCATCAGTACTTTCATATTCAAAAATTTCAATTTTATCACCATCTGCTTTAGTTGCTGTAATTACAGCAAAACCATCACTATTAAAAGTATAATCTCTACCATGTACTAACTGTGCTCCGTTCTGATAAATTATTACGGCTTTATTGCTTAGTTTTGTTTTATCAAATACTTGCGACAAACTAAAGAAAGTATTTTCAGTATCATAAACTGTAAACTCTAATCTTTTATTTCCTAAAAAAGGAACCATGTCACTAAAATAATAAGGGTCAGTTGTTGTTTTGTCTTTTAATACTTCTTTTAAAATTCTATCAACATGTTCTTTAATTTGACCGTCGAATCCTAAATTTTCTGCTACTTGTAAAAACGATCTTTTAAAAGTTCTAAATTCGTTTTTAGCAAAATCGATTGCTTTAATTACATTTGCTTCTTTTGTAGTAATATGATAAAGAGGATTATTAATTGGTCCTGAATGTTGTACAAACTTTTTACCAACAGTATTAATATTACCTAAATTTGCTAGGTTACTGTTTCCTGGAAACACTCCGCTAAAATTGTCTAAATCTTCAATCATACTAAACACATGATCATTTACTTCACCTAATGTAAAAGTAGTTAAGTTTACATTATTTGGATTGTGTTCTAGATTAATTGGAAATTCATAATAACCGTTGTTATTTTTCTTAGTTGCTGATTTAGTTTTTAAAATAATATTATCGCCTGCACTTAACGAACTATCAAATACTATAAATGCCCTTCCATCTTGTCTTGAAAGTGTATAGTCATAAAAATGATTGTTATTTAAAAGTACAGTAACATTTAAATCATTTAAATCACCGGCCTTATCATACATGTCAACTTCAACTTGTGTAGTTCCGCTAGTAATATTATACTGTCTAATTACTTTTTGGGTTGATAAATCTTTTGCTTTTTCCCATCCATTTTTATAAGTAAATGCATTTAACGAAGTATACTTCCGCAAAAATCCTAGTTCAGTATTAGTAGTAAATGTGTCTGTTAAACTTTGATGTGTAAATTTCTCTGTTAACATATCAAAGTTGAAAGTAATATCGCCTACATTAGTTAATGCTCGGTACGTTACTGGAAATCCTAATTCTGTATCATTAGTTCCTGTACCAACTTTATAACTAAAAATTTTGTTACCTTTAAACGTAGATGTGTTGTAAGTTTCAGTATCTGAATAACTAACACCGTTAGAATCAAACATATCAAACAATGGTTGCTGGTTTGCTTTAGTTTTTAATTGTCCTAGTATCCATTTAGTACCATTAAAGTAATAATGCTTACCAGCATTTTCAATACCTTTTTTAACTAATACTACTTCATTTGTTTGCGGAGTTGCATCAGTTTCTTCAATTAACGCAATTTGACTTACAGTATTATTGTGTTTGATAAATTTTACTTTATAAATTTTACCGTTTACTCTAATGTCATTATCAGCAGTAAACAAAATACGCATGCCGTCAGTAATATTTTCACCATCAATATTAAATCCAACTGAACCTTCTACAGTTGAAAATATATCAGTTGTAAACGTATCAACTAAGTCAACATCTTGTTTTTTTTCTGTACCAAAATTATATAATTTAATACCACTATCAAATTCAAGAATTGGACGCTTGGCTCTTAGTGATTGATCTATTTTAACAATATCACCATTTATTTCAGCACTCTTTTCAATTACTGATCTATGATACCATTTGTTGTTTCTTGCCCAAGCATTTTTATCAGGAGAATTTCTATTTACTACAATATAATCTTTTGTTTCACTATAAGATGCCGCATTACCAAATGGCAAACTATCAAAATTATCACTATCAAATGCAATTGGTTTATCTTGGGAATATGCTAAAGATATTATCAACTCATCTGTATTAACTAAACTTATATTAGTACCTACACCTTCAACTATCCAGTATCCAGTTGCATATTTTGCAGGCGTAACTTCGCCTATAAAACTTAACTTCATACCATTTAGAAGTTCTACTCCTTTAGAAGTAGTGTATTCAGACTTTCCAATAATTTCTTGTTCTACATTAATTGCTGTTGCTTCATCAACTTCTGCAATTCGAATAACACCGCCAGCATTAATATCATTACTGTTTTGATAATATAATCTTGCTGGAGCGTTTAAAGGTACTGTGAATGTAAGTAATCCATCTTCAATATTGTCGTTGCTAATACCAGTTTCAAAAATAGTATTAGCATCAAGACTGCGTTCAGTTCGTATTGTAAACGGCATGTCAGGACTGCTTATATCAAAAGTATAAGTTTGTCCTTTGTATAATTCTATTGTAGGATTTTGTTCAAGATTTCCGTTTATTACATAAGAAACATTGTTGCCGTTTTGTATACTTGTAACTGTATAAGTGCTTGTTACATCTGTGCTTTGTCCTGCAACATTTATTGTTGATGGTCCGTTTGGTAACCAAAAGTATTCACGAAAATTAGTTAACTTGTCCCAATTTAAATTTGGGTTCCAAGAATAATATTCTGCACCATTAAGTAAATCATGATTGTCAGTGTTTCCGCCAAATGCTTTTATTTGGTTAACGTAATCATTGTAATCTTTATAAAATGTTACATTATCATAAAGATCTTTTGCAACAACTGATGGTTCTAATTGATACGATTCTCTAGTGCTTGAAGTATCACCAACATAGTTGTCAGTATTTCTATAAGACTTTGCTGTACGTCTACCGTAATATCCGTTTAGTTTTTGTGCAGTACCTGGTTGCAATACTTGATCAAGTGTAGCATCTAAAAACTTTTTATTCTTTTTTGTACGAAAGTATTTAGGTAATAGGTTATTTGAAGCAAACTTGTCGTTGTCATCTCCAACCGGTAATGGACTCTCTTTTTGGTTGTCATCGTATGCCATTAGTAACTATATCCTCCGCCACTTGATCCTGAACTACCTGTACTTGTAGTAGTTGTTGTCGTATTAGATAATGAACTTGTAACACCTGCATTAGTTGTTTCTTGACTTGCTGTAATAACATTGCCTGTTGCTCTTAATCTACTTGCTGTAATAGCATCTATAATTTCAACGTTTTCGACTGTTGCAGAACTAATAAAAATTTCATTTGATTCTGATTTTATTTCATACAAACTACCAAATGACTGACTTTGCTCATTTGGTACAATAACAATACTAACAATGTCAGGAGTCATTTGATTCATAATGAAAGTTGATAATTCACTGAAGTAAAAACTTTCACCAAATTCCCAATTATCTAAATTAAAATAAATGTTAATCGCTTCAATTATTCTTGACTTAATATCGTTAGCGTTTGTAACTACGTCTGAGTTAGTTACTACCTTAAATGTTGCTTGCAAACTAGTCTCCGCTGTTCTTCCAAACAATGACTTATACTTAACTGGATGATAAATTAACTCGTCACTAATTGACTTAATCTTATCAAGTTCAGTTCCGTATGAACGATACATACTATCGCTACTTGGCGGTAATGGTTCTGTTTCTAAATCACCTTGTAACCATTGTCTATATTGAATATCATATGTACGAGTAAGAAGATACGCATCCATAATATTACTTGCCGCAGGGTCTATTCTTTGATTATAATCTGCACTATGCAAATATCTAAACTTTAATTTCGAACGTCCAATATATCCTCTATAATCTTTAATAATATTGATATTTTTCTTTGTAGCATCTAGTTTATAAAACAACTCAGTATCCATAGTAAAAAATACTTGACCTGCTGTATACTGACTATATGCTCCAATAGCACCTGAGTTTATTTTAACTTGAATTCCTTCAATCGAATTATCAACATATCTAAAGTCTTCTACTCCGTCATTAGTTGTATATTTCTTTTGAAATACATATTTTGTTTCAGGATTTGTTGTTTCAGCAACAATGTCTATGAATCCTTGTGGATTATCAATTACCCCGTCATCATCTACATCAAAGAAACTGATTTCAATACGTTTACTATCAACATATCCTTCTGAATCTCTATATTCTTTAATAATTTCCCAATCATAACTTACAGTAAAAGGATTTGATACATCTGGTTTATTATTAACATTTAATACTTCAATTTTGTCTTTAATAATTCTTCCTGTTTTATTATCAAAAATTTTGTCTGTACTATCATAATAAAATTTAATTTCTTTATCGCTTTCAAAAACATATCTCATTGTTCTATATGTAATATCGTAGCGTTCACCGTCAGTTTTAAAATACAATAACCAACTTGCATCTAAGTTTTGATTACTTGAATCACCTGTTTTACCTGTACTAAAATTCGATATGCTATCAAGATTTGCTTCAGTAATAATTCTCCACTGTTGTGTTTCAACATCATATCTTAAACCAAATGTATTTGTTGCAAACGCTTGATCAACAATTTGTGTTTTAACTGCATCTGTAATTACATTTGCAAGTTTTGGTCTTACTTCTGTTAATACTGCTTCTGAGGGGATTAAATCATTTAATACAACTGGGCCAAGTCCTGTTGATCCAACTACTGTACCGTCTCCAGTTACACTAACAACTTTAGTCCAGATATATTCAACTGCTCCTGGATGATCTGCAGGTCCTGCCATTAACTTGTTTTTGTCAGTAGTCATAAAATGATAACCTGTTGGAGCAACAAATTTTACAAGTGTTCCTGCTTTAATAAATCTTAAATTGTTTGCTGTAAACGATCCTAGTTTAAATTTAGTATCATTATCATCATTAATGTAACCTGTACTTCTATTTGTATCTTGAGTAGAACTTACCCACGAAACACCTAAGTCAGAAGCAAGAATTTTTGTAAAATTTTCTAAATAATAATTATATACTTTTCTTTCACGTATAATAGGTTCAATAGTATTTGTAATTGCACTTTCAATATCTGTTGTAGTTACAAAGTTAAAACTTGTTTTCAAATTTGTAGTTTGTTTATAAATTATACCGTCGTTTCCAAATAGATTAGTACTTGAATATTTTCCTGTAGAATCAATTAAATCAAAATATCTGCTTATTCCGCTTGCATTTCTATTAACTGTTTTTACTTTTACTATCTCTTGACTTACTGCTAATGGTGCAACATTGTAATCTTCTGCTGTAACCATTCTATTTTGTGTATAATATGTTGAAGGAGCATTTGCTTTAATGCTATCATTAGATTCGCTCAGGCTACTATTTGAAATTGTATACTTTAATTGCAATGTTAAACTAAGTGTTTCTGGAACTCCAACTTCACTTAGATAAGGTATAGTAATTTGTATGTTTGACATTTCACTAGGTTTAACTGTATAACGTTTATTTGCACTTGTACGATATACTACTTTAAATCTACCCTGTGGCAAATTACCAAAAACACCATCACTAAAAATTAAACTAATTCTGTCTTGCACTCTAGTTAATACAGAATATAAATTTCTTATATTTTTGTTTAGACTATTATAGATAACATTGTTACCTTCAACTGAATCTACTTTGGTCCAATATTCAACTTCGCGCCCTTGTTCGTCTAGTTTAAACAGCCAAACATCTTTGTTGTTAATATCAGTTGCATCAATGTCAATTTTTTGATTACTACTTGGATTTTGTACACTGAATTGACCTTCATCTAATGCGCCTTGTTTAAAAGTAGCAAAAAATCCTGTGTTTGTACTTGCAGGTCCTTGACCGTCATTTTTATACAAACATGCAAAACTATTACCAACAATAGGAATTTCTTCTTCAAGTGCATTATTATCAATATCTGAACTTACAATTTCAAATGGTAAACTCTGTCCTTCAACAGTTTTACTAAATGCATATTTAGGAATATCAGTGTTAAGTCCATTGAATCTATATTGTTCATGTGGTATACCGTTTACTGTTGCTTTTTTAGTAGGTTTGCCAAAAGTACCATTTGTTGGTAGTGCGGCATTCATTACTTTAATAAATTGCTCGTACCATTGTGGGTTACTTGGATCGTTCCACTGAATTTGTTGTCCAGCCAAATTAAAATTATTTGAATCTATTACATCTTCAGTAGTGTTTACTGATGTAATTTTTAATAAACCTTCAGCGGCTTGGTTACGCTTTGGATTATAAGAAAGTAATCTTGCTAGACGGAGAACACTTTCTCTACGTTCTGCAAGTTCTAAGAAGTTTTCACGTGCATTTAAGTCTATACGGAATGAAATGTTTTGACCTAAAAATGCAATAAGATCTATTAGTGCTAGATATTCACTTGATTCAATGTAATCGTTAAAATCCTCAGGATAGTTAGTCCTTAGGTAGTTTATCATTGTTCTACGTAAATTGTCGAAATCGTAACTTTGGAAATCAGCATTACGATAAGACTGGTATATACGCTTCCAATCTTCTGCTACTAGCAGTCTATTTTGTCGGTCGGTAGATGACATATTTCATTCCTTGTTTGTACACATGTATTTATTAAGATTAGATAAGTGCGTATTTTATTTATAAGTTATATTAAGCCAGTTTATAATACACGACTTTTACCATGTATTAAATATTGATATGAAAACATTACACACATTTGGCTGTTCTATTACACAAGGATTTGCTCTACCAGATGTAGTTGCTCCTATACTTAATGACAAAGGTTATCAGTGTACTGATGATGAAATTGAGGCTAATCCAGATATTGATTGGGCAGATATTCATCTGTACAAACCTAGCAAATATGCTTGGCCGCAAGTACTTGGCGAAATGCTTGATATGAATGTAGTAAATCATGCTAGGCGCGGTGCGTGTTTTCAACAAATATCAAGACAATGTGCAGTTGGTGCTAAAGATATTCAACCAGATGATACTGTGATTGTGATGTGGACTTACCTAAGTAGACTATCATTACAATGGCCTGCTAGAACGTCAGTACCGTTTTGTAATATTGTTGCTAGTGATTATGGTTGGCAAACTGTAATAACAGGATTTAACAAGTTATTTGGTTTAGAAAAATCTAAAGAAAGTACAAACGAAGACGAAGAAAAATTTCAAAAGTATATAGAAAATTCTACAAAAAATACATATTTAGATCCTATGGGTGTATATAATCGATATTACAATAATCTAGTTTTACAACAAATGACTGATGGATTTTTACGTGCAACTGGTGCTAAAATTATACATTTAAGTGTAGAAACACAACGATTAAAACATCAACTAGAAGGTGCACGACATGATCTTCATCCTACATTAAAAGATCCTTACAATATTCCAAGTCCAGACGATTGGTATAATATAGATGTTGATCATGATAGTTGTTTTGTAATTCTTGATCCAAACATACCTCCCGCTGAAAATGACATGCATCCAAGCATTCAACATCATAGCAATTTTGCTAATCACATTTATAAACGTTATTTTTAGGCTGTTAGTCCGGCTTTTTCATCAAAGTCTAGTCTAAGTTTTTCTGATATATTG